GAGATTGCTGCACTAAAGAATCCTCCACAACCAGTAACTGAATAATAATATCATGGCAGACATCGATCCAGTAGAATACGGCAAATTAGTACAAGCTGTTGAGAACTTAGAATCCAAAGTCAGTACAATGGAGTACGACATCAAGAAACTCGTAGCAATGGCTGAAAGGTCTAAAGGATCTTTGTGGGCTATCATGGGAGCTGCCTCAGTCTTTGGCGGTTTTGTAACTTGGATTGCTGACTTGGTATTTAAGAAATGAGTAGACCACATTCCGTAGGTAAAGACTTAGTAGCGAATACTAAGACTACTTTGTTTACTGTTCCGACAAGGAACATGGCTAAGTGGAATCTATTATTTGCTACCAATCATAGCACATCATCTAAGTGGCTTAGTGTTTGGTGGTATGATTCTAGCGAGAATACTGAAATAGAAATTCTATTAGAGTATCCAATTACTGCTAAGAACTTCCTAAGAATTGATGGACAGGCTTATGTATTATTAGATGAAGGTGATGAGATTAGAGTACAGTCTGAGACAGGCTCAGTAACTACCTGTATCGTCACTGTAGAGTTAGAGCAACGTAGTACCGTACAGCAGTTTAACTAAGGAGAAGTAAATGGCTACAAAGAAACAAGAAGCTAAGATTAGTAAAGTAATGCGTGAGTACAAAAAAGGAGAACTCAATATTGGTAAATCTCCTAAAAAGGTTAAATCTCGTAAGCAAGCTGTAGCTATTGCTTTGAGTCAAGCTGGTATGTCTAAGCCAATGAAGAAGATGGGAGCTAAGCGTGGCTACTAAGCCTGGCTTGTATGCTAACATCGCAGCTAAGCGTCGTAGGATTGCTGCTGGGTCTGGTGAAAAGATGCGTAAGGTGGGTTCTAAAGGAGCTCCTACGGCTAAAGCTTTTAAGGAAGCTGCTAAGACAGCAAAGAAGAAATGATTAAAAAAGGTAAAGAAACATTCTCAGGCTACAATAAGCCTAAGCGTACTCCTAAGCACCCTACTAAATCCCATGCTGTATTGGCTAAGTCTGGGGATACGGAGAAGTTAATTCGCTTTGGACAACAAGGTGTAAGCGGAGCAGGTTCAAACCCTAAGACACCAGGAGAAAAGGCTAGACAGAAGAGCTTCAAAGCTCGCCATGCTGCGAATATCGCTAAAGGTAAGCTATCTGCTGCATACTGGGCAGATAAAGTTAAGTGGTAGGGTATTGACTTTTAACCAATTTTATGGTATAATATATAACTATGGCATCGATGAACTATATCCAACTCGTAAACGACGTACTTGTCAGGCTGCGTGAACCAGAGGCTTCTTCAGTCTCTGATACTGCCTATGTAAAATTGATTGCTAAGTTTGTAAACGATTCTAAGCGTGTCGTAGAAGATGCTTACAACTGGAATGCTTTATCTGAAACATTAAGTGCTACGACTACTGCCGATGTATTTAACTATGTCTTAGTAGGATCTGGTCAACGATTTAGAGTTATCGATGTCATTAACGATACTTCTAACATCTTTGTAGAACTAGCTGCTACGAAGTGGATGGATCAGCAGTTTTTAATGACTACTCCTCAGAAGGGGTCTCCTGCGTATTATAACTTTAATGGAACAAATACTAATGGAGATACTCAAGTAGATTTATTCCCTATTCCTAACGGTGTTTATAACATTCGTTTTAACATTATTAAACCACAAGAAGCATTAGTTAATAACGCTGATACATTATTAGTTCCTCCTGAACCAGTTATCTTAGGAGCATTGGCTAGGGCTCAAGCAGAGCGTGGTGAAGACGGTGGAGTACAAGCAGGAGAGACGTACCAGTTAATGCGTCAGAGCTTAGCAGATGCTATTGCTTTGGAATCTGGTCGTTATTTAGAAGAACAAGAATGGTTGGCTGTTTAAATGGCTAGTCCACTAAAGACAGCATCAATTGCTGCTCCTGGCTTCTACGGATTAAACACACAAGAGAGTAGTATTACTCTTTCTTCTGGTTTTGCATTAAAAGCTCAGAACTGTGTGATTGATAAGTACGGTCGTATTGGAGCAAGACGTGGATGGACTGCTCTAAATACTACCGTTAATACTGACTTAGGAGCTGCTAATCCAGTAGAGTTTTTATTTGAAGTAGTCACTGGTGGCGGTACAGAAGTATTAAGTGCAGGTAATAATAAGTTATTCGTAGGCACAACTACGATGACTACTAAAACAGTACGTAATGCAGACAACAGCGGTAATGCTACTTATACAATCACTGCGAATAACTGGCAAGGTGCTGCTCTGTCATACGGAGATGTAAGCGACTTTCAGCCTCATGTGTACTTAGCACAAGCTAGTCACCCAATGTTAGTATGGCACGAACTACCAACATCAGGCGGTGCGTTTGATGCTCATGATAGTGGTACATTTGGATTTCAGCGTGTAGGAGATGATGCTAAGTTACCTTCGAATCACAGCACATCTACATTCATGCCAAGCTGGGTGTTATCTGCTTATGGAAGAATTTGGTGCGGTGGAATCTCTGGAGATACACAGACGGTGTACTTCAGTGACTTACTAGCTGGTACAGATTTCTTAAACGGATCTGCTGGGTACTTAAACCTACAAGAAGTGCTCCCTAATGGAGATCCTATAGTCGCTGCTGCAGCACACAATGGCTATATTATATTCTTTGGTCGTAGGAACACAGCTATCTATGCTAACCCTTTAGATACTGCTTCGTTACAACTAGTAGAAGTAATTGCTAACGTAGGCTGTATCGCTAGAGATTCAGTACAGAGTATTGGAACAGATGTGTTGTTCTTATCTGACGCAGGAGTTCGTAGTCTACAACGAGTCATTCAAGAGAAGTCGCTACCAATGCGAGACATCTCTAAGAATGTTCGTGATGATTTAATGGCAGCAGTAGCTTCTGAGACAGATTTAACCAAGATCAAAAGTATTTATTATGAGCGTGATGCTATTTATTTATTAACATTACCAACTAGTAAGTTTGTATATTGCTTTGATACTCGTGCTGCTTTACAAGACAATTCCATGCGAGTGACTATCTGGGACAGTATTGAACCAAAAGCATTTACAGTAACGCAAGACAAGAATTTACTAATAGGTAAGCCTGGGTATATTGGAAAGTACTTCGGACATTCTGATAACGGAACTGCTTATCGCCTACAGTACTATACAAATTATTTTGATTTTGACGCTGCTACGTCATTAAAGATATTGAAAAAAATTGGATGGGTTCTTATCGGAGGAACAAACCAATCAGTCGCAGTAAAGTGGGGTTTCGATTATAGCGAAGGCTATCAGGCTACCACCTATACTCTAGATACTGCTGTAGTCTATGAGTATAATGTCGGTGAATATAACATTGCTGAATATAGTTCAGGCATTGTGTTAGATCGTTTTAGTATTAATGCAGGTGGACAAGGAACAGTAATGCAGTTAGGTTTAGAAGCTGACATCAATGGTAATCCTCTGTCTATTCAAAAGATTGACGTAGGAATTAAACAAGGGAAAACATTAGTATGAGTAACTATGTAAAAGCCACTAACTTTACAGCTAAAGATAGCCTACCTTCTGGCAATGCGGGTAAGATTATTAAAGGTGCTGAGATTGATACTGAGTTAACTGCAGTAGCTTCTGCTATTTCTTCTAAAGCAGACGTCAATAGCCCAGCGTTTACAGGTACACCAACAGCACCGACTGCAGCAGCAACCACTAATACTACACAAGTAGCTACTACTGCTTTTGTTCGTGGAGAGATTACTGCTCTTAGTTTAGGTAACATGTCAACACAAGCGAAAACTGCTGTTGATATTACTGGCGGTACAATTACAGGTATTACTGATCTTGCTGTAACAGACGGAGGTACAGGTTCTTCTTCTTTAACAGCGAATGCAGTATTACTTGGTAACGGAACTTCAGCCCTTCAAACAGTAGCTCCAGGAACATCTGGGAATGTACTAAAGTCTAATGGAACTACTTGGACTTCTGCTGCACTTGGAATAGGTGGTTTAGGATTAGACGGAGAAACATGGCAGGATGTAACTGGTAGTCGTGGTTTTGGAACTACTTATACTAATAGCTTATCTAAACCAATCATGGTAGCTGTGTCATATACTGCAGTGTCTGGTTCTACCGTTTCTGTTCTTGTTGCTGGAACAACTATTCAAAGTACAGGTGCTCATGCAACAACTGAAAAAGATACATTTTCCTTTATTGTTCCTGCAGGTGCGACTTATCGAGTTAATCAAACAGGAAGCGATACTTTAGATATTTGGGCTGAACTTAAATAATGAAAGTACCTGTAGTCTTAAGAGACGACTACACAATGTACTTAGAATTACACGATGCAGCATTGTGGTTTCATACAGATGTACATAGGTGGTCGCAGGAAATAAAGAAGAAGTACTTAGAAGATTTGGATTTACTGCAGTACTTAACTAATGTTCCTTTGTTAGCATTAGTCGAAGAAGAGAACACTAAGCTTGCTAAGTTTGGTAAAGTAACAGGATGGAATATTTTAAAACCTATAGAAGCAAACGGAAAGAAATACACTATATTTATTAGGAGCAAAAGATGGGTAACGTAGTTAGTGCAGTATTAGACCCCTTTACAGGGGCTAGTGGAGTACGGAAATCAGGAGAACAAGCAGCAGCCCAGATGAGACAAGCTGGCATAGATGCTGCTAATATCTCTGCATTCCGTCCTGTAGGCATGACTACCAGATTTGGTACGTCTCAGTTTACTCGTGAAGTAGATCCTCGTACTGGTGTTCCGTATATTTCCTCAGCAGGATACACTGCAGCTCCTGAGTTATCTGCTTTACAAGATCAACTCTTTGGTAGATTTGCTCCTACGCTCGCTCAAGCAGAACAGATGCAAGGTCAGTATGCTCCGCTGACTCCTGCAGCTCAACGCTTGTTTGGCTTAGGTGAGCAATATCTAGCTACTTCGCCAGAGCAAGCTGCTCAGGATTACATTACAAGTCAACAAGCTTTACTCGCTCCTAGTCGTGCTGCTCAGTTATCGAATGTGCGTAATCGTTTGTTTGCTACTGGTCGTGGTGGCTTAGGAGTTCAGACTGGTACAGGAACTGCTCCTGCGTCTCCTGAGTTACAAGCATTGTTTAATGCCCAAGCTCAACAGGATTTGCAGTTAGCTGCTCAGGCACAACAAGAAGGAAGACAACGTGCTATGTTCGGTGCTGGTTTATTTGGCACTGGGGCTGGTCTTCTAGGTACTCAAGTACAAGGTGCAGCAGGTGCTTACTCTCCATTGCTTGCTCAGTTAGGGCTGTCTCAGAATATTGAGCAGATGGCTCAGCAGCCTTATCAACTTGGTTTACAACTTGGTCAAGCTCAAATACCTGGTCAAACTGCTGGTGCTCAGACAGTCTATGGTGGTGCTGTACAAGGTGCTCAGACACAGTTTGGTGCTAACTTACAAGCTCAGCAGATGAACAACCAGTTCTTATCTAGCTTGATTGGTGCAGGTGCTGGTGCGTTAGCTGCTCCTAGTGCAGGTACAATGGCATTACCAGTAAGCTCAACGACAGGCTATAGCACTGGTATGGGTGGTAGATTTAGCGGATCATTGTTTCAGCTTTAATAAGGGATAGTCATGGGACAGAATGTAAACTATTTATTAGGTAATCAGCAGACTATGCTCGGAGCAGATCCTGAGCTCTATCGTCAACAGTTAATCCAACAAGAGCAACAGCGTATTGCTTCTTTACCTGCACAAAGTCAACTCGGAGCACAACTCGGTACTCTGCTTGGTCGTGGCTTAGTTAACGTAGCACAAGATCGTGGCTTCTTTGAAGTTACTAATCCTGTACTGCAGAAGCTTACTACGATTCAATCTGTGTATAACAATGCTATGCAGTCTGCTGATCCAAATGATCCGTTGTCTTTCTACAAGAATCTACAGACTGGGTTTGCTGAAGCTGGTCTAGGTCAGCAAGCTCTAATGGCTACTCAAGAATTACGTAGAGTACAGTCAGAGGCAGATAAAGCTCAAGGAGAGAAACTTAGAAATCAAGTTCTTGAGACTGAACTCTATACTAAGAATCCTCAACTCCTTGACGAGCAGATCGCTAAAGCTCGTGAAGCAGGGAATGATAAACTTGCTAATAGACTCGCTGAGCAGCGTGGTCAGATTCAAATTAATATTGATCGTAATCGCCAGAAAGAAGATCTTGACATGGCAGTTCGTCGCTCGAACATTGCTGTTAATGAAGCTCAGGTTGAGAAGCTTAAGAAAGATGTTGATACTGGTAAGGTTACAGTACAAACTGTTCCTGATGGTTTCGGTGGTGCTACTGTTATTGTACTAGACCGTGAAGGTAAGAAAGTTCAAGAATATAAAGTAGGAGGTCTTCCTGCAACTGGAGCTCCTGCAGCACCTAAACCTACTGAGAAAAAAGCTTCAACATCTGGATTTAATATTTTAGGAATAGAACCTTTTAAACCACAATAATGCCAATAGTTAAAATTCAAACCCCCGATGGTAAGATATTAACTATGGAAGCTCCTGAAGGAGCAACTCAAGAAGATATCTTAACTGCTGCTGCAGAACTTTATAAACCTCAGTTTGGATTAGGAGAAACTATTGCTCGTGGTTTAGAGCGTGGTGTTACTTCTACAATCCGAGGAGCAGCACAACTCTTAGGAGCTCCGTCTACTACAGTTCCCGCTGAGGAGCAAGATGCTATCTCTAGCCTAGCAACTCCTGGGCAAATCCAACAAACAGATCTACAACGTGAAGCTGAGTTTAGAATGATGGCTCAGCAGCGTCCTGTTGCAGCCTATGGAGCACAGATTGCTGGTAACATTCTAGATCCTATTAACCTAGTTCCTCTCGGAGGAGTTCGTACTCTTGCACAAGGGGCTCGTAACATTGCTATAGCTGGTGGTGCGATGGGTGCGTTAGAACCAGTATACGAAGGCGATAGTCGTTTATTAAATGTTGTTGGAGGAGCTGCTGTAGGAGGTGTTCTCGGTGGTACAATCGGAGGACTGATTAGTAAGTATGGTCGAGAGGCTGTCGAGCAAGCTGGTAAAGAACTAAAAGATAATCGTGCTGTTCTCTTAGGGGGCACAGGTCGTATTACTCAAGACAATGTACCACTCAGTCCTATCGCTCAGGAGCTTGCTGAGGTAGCTGCTCCTAAGAACATGGAACTACAAGACAGTATTGTTCCTTTGCTTCAGCAGTTAGAAGATTCTGAACTAGCTACTAAACTCACCAACGAGGTTGCTCAAGGTGACTACAGAGCTTTCTTTACAGACGCTCCATTCAGATTAACTGATGTTCCTTTGTCTAGGTTTACTGCTGCGTTCAGTGCAGATAATCCGCTTCGTGCTCAGAACTTAGATGCATATCTCAAGGCTGGATACAAAGCAGAAGATCCAGAGAAGTTATTAACTCGTCTCGTAGCAGCTAACAAAGGAGCTATTGCTACTGAGCTAGACACCACACCAATTAATATTCCTGCTGATTCCGCAGTGAACTTCTTGCTTAATCGTAAAGTACAGGAACTAGGTGGTCGTGATCTAATCAATGCGTACATCCCTGCTCTGCAGCGTGGTGTCGATCTGATTAACTCCATCGATGAACTATTCTTGAATGGTCGTGCTGCTGGTATGACTGATGCAGAGATCGCTGCAGTATTTAAGAAAGACTTCGACGAAGTAAAACCAGTACTCTTCTCGGCTATTGGTAACGTATCTAATATTGGTCGTGCCTTAGCAGCAGCTAAAGCTCAGAAGAAAGTATTAGGTTCTACTGAGGAGATCTTAAAGGGACTGACTAAGAATGGCGGTAAAGAACTAACAGACATCTTTGCATTAAGAGATGCTGTGTCTGCTATTAAGTCTGCTCCTGGTACTAGCTTCGATAAGACTAAGTCTATCGCTGAGCTTACCAAAGAAGCAGTTAAGCAGCCAGGCTGGGCAGATAAGTTTGGCGAGTTCGTAGTTAACTCCTACATCTCTGGTCTAGCTACCACTGCAGTTAACGCATTCTCTGGTATTGCTAAGGTAGGCTTACTAGGTACTGAGCGTATCTTGCAAGCAGTCAATCCTGCAAGTAAAGTGAAGATCGGAGAAGTTCTTCCTGCGTTTAGAGGATTGATGGACGGTGTGTTAGAATCTGCATTCTTTGCTAAGGAAGGCTTCTTACGTGGTTCTCCGCTAGACGCAGCAATGCCTGAGCTTCGTGGTGCTATTGGTGCTCAAGAAGGTGCAAGTAAAACTGAGAAGATCTTAGGTGAAGTAGTTCGTACTCCTAGTCGTCTTAGCGTAGGTGTTGACGAGTTCTTCAAGTCTATCTTCCGTCGCATGGAGTACAATGCTCAAGCTTATCGCTTAGCTTCTACTGGTAAGTATGGAGATCCAGAGACAGTATACAATGCTCTACGGAATGTAAATACTAAGACGGTTGACTGGAAAGATAACATCTTGAAAGCTCCTGAGTTAGCTGGTTTACCTGACGCAGCTCGTGCTAAATTAATTGAGGATGTTCGTAACTTCGCTAAGCAAGCTACATTCCAGGCAGACTTAGGAAGCTTTGGCAATAAATTGTTAGCTCTCCGAGCAGCTCATCCTTGGGTAGCCCCTGTAGTTCCATTCGTTAAGACTCCTATCAACATCATGAAGGATGCTATCTCTTATACACCACTTGGTGTGTTTGCTAAGAATACTCCTACGGATGTTAAGATAGCAAGAACTGCTATTGGAATGGGTATTACTACTGCACTCGCTCAACAAGTAGCAGACGATACAGTAACTGGTTCGTATCCTAAAGATGCTGCTAAGCGTAACGCTATGATTGCTGCTGGTATTCCTGAATATAGTATTCGTATTGGTGATACATACTATTCCTACGCTCGTGTTGAACCTTTAGCAACTATCATGGCTTCTGCTGTTGACGGTATTAACGCAGTGCGTGATTATGTAAGCAAGCCTTCCTACGATTCTAAGAAAGAAAAACAACTTGTTGTAGATGTCGTAGCAGGTGTTACTAAGAACATTGTATCGAAGACATACTTAGAAGGTATCTCTGGTGTACTACAGGCAATCCACGATCCAGAGCGTTATGGTGGTAGTTTTGTTAATGGTTTTGCTGGATTACTTGTACCGTCTATCGTAGCAGCTCCTGCTCGTTCTGCTGATCCGTATGCTCGTGTAGTAACTAACTTTGGAGAAGCAGTACAGTCTCGTATTCCTGACTTTGGTTTAGGTCTTCCTATCCCATCTCGTCAAGAATTACCAGCTCAATCAAAGTTATTCGGAGGAGAGCGTGAGAATCCTGCATATGGCTTAGCAGCTTACACTGGATTACAGACAGCTCCTGCAGTTCGTAATGCAGTGCAAGAAGAAGTTAAGCGTACTAAGGTAGACTATAACTTACCAAGTAAAACTCTTCGTGGTGTTGACCTCGAAGGACAAGACATTGGTAAGTATCAGCAAGTATCTAGCTACTACTCAGACTTGGTCTTGAATAATATGATTCAGAATGAGAACTATCAAGCTGCTACTGATAAGATGAAGAAGGTTATGCTTGAGCGTGGACTACGTCAAGCTAGATCGTATGCTACTAAGATTATGCTACAAGAAAAACTACAAGATCCAGAGTTCAGAACTCAATACATCAGAGCTCGTCTTGAGAAAAAAGGATTGGAGATGGAAGAATGATTGATCCGTTAACAGCACTAGCAGTATTCGCTCCGTTAGCTGTAGACTTAGGCAAATCTTTAATAGCTAGATTCGTAGCTCCTGATGAGTTTAAACCTGCTACGATAGAGCAGTATACTCAGATGCGTCAGATAGACTTAGACATGTTCAAGGCTATGAATGATGCTGGTGGTACTAATCCATCCTATCCCTGGGTGGAAGCAGTAGTTCGACTGATGCGTCCATCGATAGCATTTATTGTCTTAGGTACTTGGGCTTACTTAGAAATTACAGGAGGTGCGAATGATACTGTTAGCAACTT